AACGGCCATTGAAACCCCCTATTGAAGCGGTAGCGTGTGAACGACGCGGAACTCGACGGTTCCGATCACCCACTCGCCGGACGGGACCGTCTCGCGGGTGCTGCTAGTATACTGCACTTTGTACGATCCCGGCCACGTGGCATCGTACACCATGAGCGTCTGCACGATCTGCTGCTCGACGCCAAGTGCGAGATCGTAGGACGCCGCCATATCGGTCGGCTTCAGCCTGTATGCGTACCGCACCTGTAGCGTCGTCTCGACCAGCGTGCCCTCGGCGGGGCGCTGGCGGTACTGCCGGAGGTCGGTCGTGGTGACGGGATGCACGACGTAGCAGGGAGAGCCGAGGAGCGTGTCCGCATCGCGACCGAAGTTGTCGGGCGAGACGAGCGAGGCCCGAAAACCGGTAAGCGTGGCGAGGCGCGCCCCCACGTCGGCCCGCAGCTGCGCGATCGTCTTGCTCGCCATCAGGTGCGCCACATGGGATAGCCGCCGCGGCCGTTCGTCCAGACGCTAGCCGCGGCGCCGCGCTTGTTGGTGGGGTCAACCTTGTTCTCGTCGCTCTCGTCGTAGAAGAACCGCAGCCCGTTCCACGCTTCGGTGTACGCGCGCATGTAGTGATCGGCGAGCGCCTGGTACCGCGAGGAGTCGCCCGCGCTCGTGGCGTAGTCGAGGAACACCATATGGAGCGTCAGCATGAGGTGAACCTCACGCAGCGCGCTCGGCTGGATGATCAGGTACGGCCGCTTGCCCTGCGCCGTGATGCGGTTCGTGAGCGTGGCCCACGCCTCATCGAGGTAGTCCTGGTAGCTCGTGACGCCCGTTGCGAGCAGCGCCGGGAGGTCGCTGTGCCGGCGCTGTAGGTCCGCGTCGGTGATGACCGGGTAGAGCGTGCGCCGCACGAGCGCGGCGTCGGTGCGGAAGGTGTGCGTCACGAGATCGGGCATGGCGAGCGCCCACTCCACGAGCCAGCCCTCCTCGAGGGAGAGGCCGGCTGTGGTGCCGCTCGAGATGCTGTAGGTCGCGATGCTGCTCGCGATCGTGACCGGCACCGCGCTAGCCACGACCGTCCCGTCTGCGCGATAGATCGTGATTGTGCCCGAGCTCGGCGCCACGAGCACACCGAGCCGAAACACGGGACAGTTGAGGGTCTGCGTGCGTCCGCGCTCGATCGTCTCCGACGAGCGGAAGCGAGCCGTATAGATCGTCTCCGCAAGCGACATCGTACCCTCCCCTGCTTCTACTTATCCCGTTCGCGTCGGTCAGCCTTCTGGGCCTGCTCACGCGCGATCTTCTCGGCTTTCTGCGCGGGCACGCCACCCTCGACCAGGCGGCGCGTGAACGCATCCTTGACCGCTGCGATGTCCTTGCGCTCGCCGCTCATGCCTTCGCCCTCGTGCTCTTGACGGGAGTATACATGCGCTCACGAGCGGCGCGCATCTCCTCGAGGCGCTTCTCCTCGACCGGGAGCGTAAGCGCGGCTCCGGGGTTCGTCGGCGCCTGCGACTGCTTCTCGGACACGACGCGCTCCTGACGCTCGATGAGAACGTTGATGAAGTCAGGGTCGGGCACCTTGATCACACCGTCCGCGACGAGGCGCCGCACGAAGGCGCGATAGCCTTCGGCGTCGGTGCTCATGCGCGTCTGTCCCGCCACGAGCTTCGGCTTCTCCCACTTGCTCAGGAACACGGGACCGTTCGCCCCGGCGTACTGCACGCAGTACCCCCCCGGCTCGACCTCCCACGGGATGATCGTCATGCCCTTCTTCCCGAGGTGAACCTCGGCGAGCGCCGTGTCGCCGTTCTTGTCCACGCGGTTCAACCCCGGAATGGCGACCATCTGCCCGAGGTCGGGAATCCACTCGCCGTCCACGCACTGCCAGTGTCCAGGATGATGCGTGTACCACCATGCCGCGTTGCTCGGCAGGTTGAGCAGGGTCGCCATCCCTGCAGGCCGGCTCGCCGGCTGTGCGGCGAAGTTGCCGCCGTCTGCCGTCCCGAAGTTCGCTGCCATCGTTCCTCCTTGTGACGCTCGCAGAAAGAGAGAGCGCGGACGTACCGTAAGCACGCCCGCGCCCTGACGCTAGTGCGTCACTCGCCGACTAGAGGTCAGAAAGGAGGCCAACCCCAAGCAGGTCCTGAAGCTCGGCCACCCCGAGGAAGCTAGACCCGACGACCTTCGTGAGGCCCGAGGCCGCGTCGCGTTCCCACTCGACGGCCACGGGGGCGCCGGCCGGGATCACCACGCCGCCCGCCGCTTGGATGGGCGCCGGGGTTCCGAGGGCGTAGGCGATCGCCGCATCGCCGAGCATCATGCCGCGGTAGTCCGCGCCCGCGTTCGCGGTCGGGACGTAGCTGCTGACGTGGACGTTGACGCCGAAGAGCTTGCCCTTGTAGGACGCGCCCAGAGCGTTCGTCTGCTCCTGATTGGCGATCAGGTACTGCGCCGGCCCCGTCTCCGAACGGAGGCTGGACATCAGGTCGTTGTACTGCTGCGGGTGCAGGATGGCGTGGTACTCGCCCATCACGCTCTGCAGCTGCAGCGCGAAGATGCCCGAGTAGAAGGTGGTCGTGCTGAGGTCGACGCCCGTGCTGCCGACCTGCGTGGAGAAGCCCGAGGACAACGCGCACGCCAGCTGGTTGAACCGGCCGTTGAACGCCGCGACCATCGCGCCCGAGAGGCCCTCGAGGTCCACGCCACCCGCGACGGAGTTGCTCACGCGAGCGAGGTCCGTCAGGTCGTAGCGGAGGGCCTGACGCGCCACAACCACGGTCGAGGCCGAGGAGGTGATCGAGGTGTTGCTGACGCTCACACCGTCGCCGGGGGCGCTCATGATGTCGGTACCGTTGAGGCCGACGACCGGGACCTGGATGGAGTCCGAGCCGGTGCCGTTCACGGAGCCGACGTTGAGGAAGCACGTGGCGTTACGAAGCGTGCCGGTGTCGGCGAGCTTCAGCACGATGGACTGGTACAGGACGGCAGCGGCGCGAGCGTTGCCGTCCAATGCGGCGAAGTCGATATTGGCCATGATGGCCTCCTAGAAGGGTTCGAGTTTGCCGCGCCTATCGCTGTTGACGGGAGCTCGCCCCGAGCGCGTGGGAGTTGCCTCCCACGCCTACCCTACGCCGCGCCGTGACAGTCTGTCAAGGGACCTTGAGCGCAGCCTTGATCGCCTCGCGATTGGCCTTGAACTCGCTCGGCGACAGTCGCATGATCGCCTCGGGGGACCACGACGAGGGCGTGGCCGGCGGCGCCGGGATCGTGCCCGCGCTTTGCTTCGGAAGCGTGACCGTGGGAGCGGGTGCCGTGGGCGCCGCGGGTGCGGGCGTTCCATCCGGCAGGTACGCACGCACGGCACGAGGGAGCGCCTCGCGGTTGCCGAGCCAGTCACCGAGCGTCGGGCGCCCATCGACCGGCAGCTTCCCGTAGGCGTGCTGCACGTACTCGATGCCCTCCTCGTCGGTGATGCCTGCCGCGAAGATCGCGCGCTCGAGCTGCGCCGCCTCGCGCTGCGCCTTGCTCTCTGACTTGATCTCTTCGAGCTTGGCGCGCAGTTCGGCCGCACTGTCCGCGAGCGGACGCGCCTCAGCGAGCTGGCCCTCGAGTTCCTTCACGCGCGCCGAGAGAGCTCGGATGCGTGCAGATGCGCCCGTGTCTGCCGGCGCCTCCGTCGTGGTCGTGGTCGTGGTGTTCTCCTCGCTCATCCTTCCTCCTAGCGTGCGGCTTGCACGCGCTCCCATACTGCTAGTTGACGCCGCGCCCACGCGCGACCAGGTGCGCCGCCCCACAGATCCCACGCGATGCGCCCTGCGCTCGGGTAGTCCGGGTGCCCCGGCTTCGCTGCTGGTGCGTCGAGGTCGCGCTCATGGCGCGTGAAGTAGGCGACCATGCGCTTGATCGTGTCGATCGACACGACGCTTCGCTCTGCCAGCTGCGAGGCGCGGCGCGCCCCGACCAGTGTGCCCCCTCGTCCGTACTTGCGCCGGTTCTCGAGGCCGCGCTTCGCGACTGCAGCGACCTCGACGGGTGCGCGGAGCTCGAAGCCCATCCGGCGCTCGTCGCGGAGGAACCGCTCATAGACGCCGGGGTGCTCCCGCTTGAGGTAGTCGCGCTGGCGCTCGGAGAGGAACGGCATCAGGTCGAGGCCTCGGCCTCGTCGTCGTGGATCTCGACCTCGGCTTCGACCTTCGGCCCGAGCCCCAGGTAGCCGCGCGCCTCGCGCAGGCTCTCGATGACTGCCGCCACGACCTTGGCCTGCTCGGCGTCGAGCGTCAGGGCGCCGAGCGCCTCCTCGGCGGCGTCGAGCTCGTCACCGACCTCGGACATAGCCTCCGCGTGTGCCGGGGATACGTCGGCCGCGGGCGCCGGCTCGGGGCTTCCTGTTCCTCCTTGTTCACCCGCAGTCGGCGCCTCTTCGACCTGCATGGCCGCGAGCTTCGCGAGGGCGTCCTGCTCGGAGAGCGAGCCGAAGAACCGGAGCGCCTCGACCTTATCCATAAGGCCGGCCTCCATCATCTCGAGCACGTGGGCGCGCCGCGCCTGCAGCTCCTCGGGGGAGAGCGGGATCTCGCGGTACTGCACGCTGTAGCCGCCCTCGGGGAACTGCGTACCCGTCGCGCGGTTGTAGAGGATCGCCGACTTCGCCACGAGCTCCTCGTCCGCGCCGCGGAACTGCATGATGTACTTGCGCTGCGCGATGCGCTTGCCCTCGTTTGAGAGCGAGATCGCGTACCCGCTCTTCGCGCTTCCCGAGGTGCGCTGCAGTTCGGTGGGGGAGAGGCCGGCCGAGGTGGCGAGCCGGTGCGCGATGGCGGCGATCGTCGCCTCGAGCTTCTCCACGTCGGCGCCCGCTGCAAACTGACCGATCTGCGGCTGCTGCTCCATCGCCGCATCGAACATCATGATCGTCGTCGGGTCGGTCACGATCTCCGCACGCACGCCGCGGCTCCCGCCGTCGACCATCTCCGCACCCGCAACGCGCACACCGATCGCATACCGTTGCGGGTAGGACGCATCGCGCAGGGTGTGAGATAGGAACGAGTAGAACACCGCGAGGTTGAGCGAACCCTCGTACAGCTCGATCCCGTAGTACGGGTCAAACAGTCGGTCCCCGTAGGTCGAGGCGTGGTACAGCACGACCGGCAGGATCGGCGCGCCGTTCGCTCGGCGGTACGGATAGGCATCGCCCGAGAACTCGGCGCCGAGGACCTCGGCCGTGATGTCCTCGCCGAAGTGTGCGCCGTCCTTCGCGAGGCGCACCTGGTAGATCGGGTACGCCGGATCTCGAATGTCGAACACATCCCACGTCCACTGCGCCTCGCCTCGCACGTGCCGGAGCCGGATCTCGGCGAACGCGACCGGCACCGAAGGGCGGCTAGGGTCGGCCTCCGCGATGGTCATATCCGGCGGGACCGGCCGGTAGGTGATGCGGCCGTCCTCCACGTCGAGGCGCATCCACATCTCGCGGAGCGCGATCACCATGGACTGAAACCGCGACATCTGCGCCCACAGGCCCGAACGCGCGATAGTGCCATCGGCGCCGGCGAGCTCGGGAACGTCGCCGGCCGCATGGTGCTTCACGTCGGGCTCGGCATCGTAGAGCGTGGCGAGCTCGTTCGTGCTCACGTTCAGCGCGTTGTCCGTCATGTCCGGTAGGCCCCACGCCATCCGGCGCGTCGTGCCGAGCTGCGTCTGCAGCCGGTCCTCGAGCAGGCGCTGCCAGCGGCCCTCTTTCATCGCGCGGCGATGGCGCGTGTGCTCCCATCGCATCGCCTCTTCGGGGTTGCTCGGTGCCGGCGGCTGCGGGATTGACCCGATGTAGAACATGCTCCCCCCTACCCGATGCGGACTGTCTGCGGCTGATACAGGCGCCTAGTATACAGTTCGAGCGTGTAGCGCAGCGCGTCGATGCTGTGCTTGTGCGCGGACGCTTCACGCCCGTCGAACTTCGCGAGGTCCTCGGCGAGGCCGCGGCAGCGCGGGTGAACCACGAAGTCGCCGCGGAGCATCGCCGCCGACAAGACCCGGTACCCCTCGAACACCGAGCCCCTCGGCTTGTAGGCCGTGTGGATGCGGAACGGCAGGCTCCCGGTGGGTAGGCGCAGCTCGCGCTCCATCGCCGACATGAGCATCGCGTTGCTCTTGAGCGAGCCGTTGCGCTTGCCGTAGACCTTGCGATCGCCGACCCACCTATCGACGTTCTCCCACTTCAGGCCCGCCCGCTTCAACATCCCGAAGAGCGCCGCGGCGTCCTGCTCGGGCGTGGTCATGCCGTCCGTGACGATCTGGTCGAGCACCCAGATCTTCGGGTGTCCCTGCCCGCCGTCGCGCAGGAGCGCCGTCAGGATCGCCACCTGGGCGCCGGCCTCGGTGCCGTGGTCGATACCCACGCCGATCAGCACCTCGCCCTGCGGCGCCTCGGCGCGCATCATCGTCGCCGGGTCCCACATGCGGAACACCCGGCCCTCGACCCACCCGGCATCCCA